AAATGCAATCATTGACAGATTGGGAAAATCTGATATAACATGGGACTATCTTGGAGAAATGCACGATCCAAGAGTAAACAGAATAACCTACGAGGAGGTTATTAATGGAGGCGATAATGCAACATCTGGAAAGCCTATATTCTCAGAAGAGAGTATTGGATCTAGAATGGGAGCAGGAGCATCTGAAAGAGGGTAAATATACTCTCAACATGGTTAAGATTGACAGAAAAGTCAGAGAAGTTCTTAGCCACATAAGAGCAGCTGAAGCAGAAAAAGCTCATATGAAAAACAGAATAGAAGATGCGGCTCCTCAAGTTTCTGTAGCTACTTAATAAAAAAGCTACATCGTTGAATAAATTCAATTCACACTATAGGCTCTCTTGCGCTCTACTCAAATCTAGTATATATATTTATTAAATAAATTGGTTATCGTAAAAAATAACTGGCGTTAAGGAGGCGCTGATATTATGACAACACACTTTACTTCAGGAGTCACAAACGTAGTGACAGGAGGAACTGGTGAAAAACTAAAACAACCAGATCCAATTAAATACCACGTTTATCACGAGGACTTCGACAAATACACGGCTAGTGACTGGGTTATCACTACAACTGAGGCTGGTGGCGGAGACGCGACTGAAGCTTTAGGAGATGGTGACGGCGGTTTATTAGTTGTAACAAACGATGCGGCAGACAATGATTCTGATGAGTTTCAATGGGCTGGCGGTTCGGGCGGCGTAATTGAGTCTTTCAAATACGAAGCTGCAAAAGGTCTATACTTTAAAACTAGATTTAAAGTAAATGACGCAACTGAGTCTGACTTTGCGGTTGGTTTAATCATTACTGACACAGCGTTCATTGATGGTACAACTGATGGTATCTTTTTCAGAAAAGCTGATGGTGGAACTTCAATCGAATTAGTGATTGAAAAAGACAGCACAGAGACAACTGTTTCTTGTGGTGATGCAGCTGATGACACTTTCATGACTTTAGGATTTTACTATGATCCAAAGGACAGAAAGTTTCACGTCTACAAAGATAACGTAAAAGTTGGTAGCGCTGTAGGTACAAATGCACCAGATGATGAAGATCTGGCTGTTTCATTTGGAATTCAAAACGGTGCAGCTGCTGCGAAAGTAATGACTATGGATTACATTTCAGCAGGAAAAGAGAGAACAGCTAACACTGAACTTTAATAAGTAATAGTGTGGGCTTCGGCCCACACAAACTTTTAGGAGAAAAAATATGGCAACAGACGTAAAAGCTAGATTAGCAACCGGAGGCACAGCAACTGGTGCAACTGTTTTATCTGATGAAGGAGATCCTGCTACGGCTTTAACTTTAAAATCAGCAAAAGATACTTTTGCACAAGCAGATTTAGGTTCTAGAACTGTTCAAAAAATTACTCTAACATCGGGTTCTGGTGATGATAATTCAGGTGTTACTTATACTGTAGTTGGAACTGATCACAATGGAGATAGCATAACTGAGGATCTTACTGGTCCTGCGGGAGGAGCTACGGTAACTTCAACTAAATTTTATAACACTGTTACTAGTATAACTGGAGATAGTTCATCTACAGATATTTCTGCCGGAGTAACATCAAGCGGAATGCATGCTGTCCTTGCAGATGGCAGAACTAGAGTTAGAGGGATGCATGGAGTAATAGGAACTGCAGATACTTTTTTATTTAAAACTACTTCAAGCACAGGGTCTACAATTATGCCTTTAACTGCAGATGCAGGGGACTTAGATCCGTATATTCCTGACGATGGAGTTTTATTTAGTGATGGATGTTTTCTGCCTATGGATCAAGGTGATATAACAGGGTTGACAGTATACCTAGACGCATAGGAGGTTAAATGGCAAATACTACCTCGGGAACAACAACTTTTGATAAAACTTTTGCTATTGACGAAATAGTGGAGGAGGCTTTTGAACGTATAGGCCAACAAAATGTTGCTGGTTATCAATTAAAAAATGCTAGAAGAACATTAAACATATTATTTCAAGAGTGGGGTAATAGAGGTATTCACTATTGGGAAGTGGATGAACTCAATATGGATTTAATTGAAGGTCAAGCAGAATATGATTTTTTTAGATCTAGTGATGACGGTACAAGCGCCGTGTCCACACCATCAAATGTATTTGGAATATCCGATGTTCTTGAAGCACAATTACGATCCAATAGAACTCAAACAACACAATCAGATAGTCCTATGACTAAAGTAGATAGATCTACTTACGCGGGTTTTTCTAACAAGTTATCAAAAGGAACACCTAATCAATACTGGGTAGAAAGATTTATTGATAAAGTTAGAGTGCATATTTACCCAACACCAGATTCAACTAATGCATCTAAAGACATGCATTTTTATTACATAAAAAGAATACAAGATGCAGGTGATTATACTAATGCAACTGATGTTCCATTTAGGTTTGTACCTTGCATGGTATCAGGATTAGCTTATTATTTATCTATGAAGTATCAACCAAATTTAATTCAACAAACAAAACTAGTTTATGAGGATGAGTTTGCAAGAGCATTAGCAGAAGATGGTTCTGCATCTAGCACACACATTACTCCTAAAGCATACTACCCAGGATCATAATGGCAAAATACGCAACAGGTAAATACGCAAAAGCAATATCAGATAGATCTGGTATGGAGTTTCCATACAAAGAAATGGTAAGAGAGTGGAATGGTTCTTTTGTTCACGTTTCAGAGTTTGAACCAAAACAGCCACAACTAGAACCGAAACCTATGAATGGTGATGCAATATCATTACGACATGTTAGACCGGATAGAATAGAAACAGCTGTTCCTAAAATTTTACCTTTAAATGCTTTTACAACAACAAATGGATCTACAACAATATCTGTTAATGAACCAGACCACGGTAGATCAACAAGTGATACTGTTAGATTTAGAGACGTGGCTGTTGTTGGAGGCGTAGCTGCAGCAACCATAAATTTATCCACGGGATATACAATTACTAAAGTAGATGATGATAATTACACCTTTGCAACTGCTACAACATCTAGTATAACTGAAACAGGAGGAGGCGGTTCTGCATCTGCAGGACCTGTAACGGTAACGGCATGATTAAAAAAATAAAAAATTTTATAGCTAATTTATTTAATATTAAACAATGTGCATGTCCTGAAAAGGATGAGCATCTTCAATTATATGAAGACATGCCAGAACCAGAAACACCTGTATATACAGATGTTGACGGCAAGGCAGTAAAGTGTGGGACACATAGTAGATATAAAAAAAGTTGTCCTATTTGTAAAGAAGTAGTAGGAATAGTATAATGGCAGGATTAAGTGCATCAGGATTAAAAACACAAATTAAAAGTTATACTGAAACAGACTCAAATGTTTTAACAGATGCTGTTTTAGAAAATATAATTTTAAATGCTCAATATAGAATAATGAGAGATGTTCCTATTGATGCCGATAGGAAACAACAAACAGGTTCTTTTGTGGCAGGTCAAGATCAAGTTAATGCCCCAGCAGGCTGTTTATTTGTAAGAAGTGTGCAAGTTTATGATTCTACAAGTGCAGTTACAGGCTCAAATAGTTATTTAGAGAAAAAAGATTATACATATCTACAAGAATATGTTCCTTCTACTGAGTCCGCAAAAAGAGGAAAACCTAAATATTACGCTATGTACGGTGGAGCAACAGGAGAATCTGACACCACTTCAGGTCGTATAGCTTTAGCCCCTACCCCGGATCAAGCTTATAAATTTAGAATACATTTTAATTTTATGCCTGCTTTATTAGAAAATAATGACACTAATTATATCAGTCTTAACTTTCCAAATGGGCTATTGTATTGTTGTTTATCTGAAACATATGCATTTTTAAAAGGTCCGATAGACATGTTGACTTTATACGAAAATAAATATAAAGAAGAAGTACAGAAGTTTGCTAACGAGCAAGTCGGTAGACGAAGAAGAGATGACTACACAGATGGCACTGTTCGAATACCGGTAAACTCAGTAAACCCGTAGGAGAAAATTATGGCAATAACATCAGCAGTATGCACAAGTTTTAAAGTAGAACTTTTAAAAGGAGTTCATGACTTTACAGCCACAACAGGTGACACTTTTAAAATAGCTTTATTTACTAGCTCTGCAACATTAGGCGCTGGCACAACAGCTTTCTCAGCAACAAACGAAATTACAAACTCATCTGGAACTGCATACACATCAGGTGGAGCTACACTCACAAGCGTTACACCAACATCTGACAGCACAACGGCTGTTTGTGATTTTGCTAATGTAAGTTTTACATCTGCATCATTTACTGCAAACGGTGCTCTAATATATAACTCATCAGAATCTAATAAAGCAGTTGCGGCTATCGCTTTTGGTTCTGATAAAACTGTAACAAGCGGAACTTTTACAATTGAATTTCCAGCAGCAGACGCAACCAACGCTATAATAAGATTAGCATAAGGAGGTAGATCCTTATGCCGAATACTTGGAATCAATCCGGCACAACCTGGAACGAAGGACGTTGGGGAACACAAAACCCTATCACACAAGGTTGGGGTGCAGATCCTTATAATGATCCTGCATCAACTTGGGGTGATGTAACTGATGAAATAGTTTCATTAACCGCTCCTGATGCAATAACATCAGGTCTCAGTGTTGGGTCTAGTTTTGGTGATGGTGCTTGGGGTCAAGAACAAGGTTGGGGGCAATTTGTTTTAAATCCTGCAGATGTAATGGGATTAACAGGTGTCTCTGCAACTTCAAGTGTTGGATCACCCACAGCAAAATCAGATTTTACTGGAACATTAACAGGTCAATCAGCAACGGTAAGTGTTGGATCAATTACACCTGCGGATGTTATGGGGTTAACAGGAGTTTCTTTAACTTCTGCTGTAGGTTCTATAACACCTGCGGATGTTATGGGATTAACAGGAGTTTCTTCAACTTCAAGTGTTGGTAGTACAACTGTTACATCAAACCCTACTATTTTACCTACAGGGTTAGCTATAACCTCTGCACTTGGTAGTTTATCTCCAGCAGATGTCATGGGATTGACTGGTGTATCTATGACTGCTTCTGTTGGATCATTATCACCTACAGATGTAATGGGATTAACAGGTCAACAAGTAACAGCTTCAGTAGCTACTTTTGGAACATCAACAGGATTTGGGATTCAAGCATATCAAGCTGTTGACACTGGATCAAATATTTCATATTCTGATGTTGCAACAGGTTCAAATATAACATATAGTGACGTCGCATAGGAGAAAATTATGGCATCAACATTCACCCCTCTGGGTATAGAAAAACAAGCAACTGGTGAAAATGCTGGTACTTGGGGAACAAAAACAAACACTAATTTAGAAATCGTAGAACAAGCAATTGGTGGAACAGCTTCACAAGCTGTATCTGATTCAGGGGACACAGATCTTTCAGTATCTGATGGTTCTACTGGTGCAACTCTTGCACACAGAGTTATAGAATTTACTGGAACATTAACTGCATCTAGAAATGTTACAATACCTTTAGATGTTCAACAACTTTACCTTTTAAAAAACGGAACCTCCGGATCACAAGACGTTGTATTTAAATATGTAAGTGGATCAGGAACTTCAGCTACTATTGCAAACGGCAAAAGTATTTTAGCATATGCAAAAGCAGATGATGGTGTAAATCCAAATATAGTTTCTGTTGCATTTGGTGGAGATGTCGTAGATGATACCACACCACAACTTGGTGGCAACTTAGACACTAATTCTTTCATGATTGATTTTGACGATGATCATGGAATTAGAGACGAAAACGGCAATGAACAACTACAATTTCAAACAACAGCCTCTGCAGTTAACCATTTTGATATAACAAACGCTGCAACTGGTAATAGTCCTACTATTTCAGCAGCTGGAGGTGACACAAATATTGACCTTACTTTGGTGCCAAAAGGCTCAGGAGTTGGTAAATTAACTAATGCTAATGGCACTAGTTCTACACAAAAAATAACAACAGACGGAAAAGCTATTGCATTGTCTTTAGTTTTCGGATATTAATTTAAAAGGAGATTAAAATATGGCAACACCAAATCTAGCTAACGTCGCAACGATTACCCCTAAGAATGCTATGGGTAGTCTGTCTGACACAAACAGAACTACAATGATCGATGTTCCTGCAGAAACTGCAGTAAGAATTGATTCAATATTACTAGCAAACATTGATGGAACTTCTGCTGTTGACGCAACAGTAGAAATTAGTAACGACAATGGTTCAACTTATTTTAAAATTGCAAGCACTATTTCAGTGCCTGCAGATTCAACATTAGATTTAATTAGCAGACCAATTTATTTAGATGAAACAGATTTAATCGCCGTAACAGCAGGTGCTGCCAACGATTTAGCATATCATGTTTCATATGTTGAATTAGTAGATTAATTTTAAGGAGGAAAGATAACAAATGCCAAGAATTATAAAACCAGCAAAAGGAACTTTTACATCAGCAACGGTAACTGTCGATTCGTCTGGAAGAGTAGTTGCTGCTTCATCTGGCGCTGGCGCAGCTAATATGGTTTTAACAAAAGTTGATGCAGCCCCAAGCAGTGGTTCTAACGGAACTTTTACTGCAACAAATAACACTTCAAAAATTATAGTCTACATGAGAGGTGGTGGCGGAGCATCAGGGAATTTATCCTCTCCAGGAACTAGTGGTTCAGGCGGTAATGGTGGATTTGGTGTTTTAGCAACCCCAATATCACAACCTTTTTCAGTGCCTTATGCTTTAGGAGCACGAGGTAACCAGGGAGTTGCTAACTCTCCTGGAAACGCAGGAACTGCATCTACTTTTAATACAAATTTTGTTGCAAATGGTGGAGGCGGTGGAAGCCGAGGTGGATCTCCAGGTGCAGGAGGGTCAATGGGTACTGTAACAGGTTCATCAAACGCTATTGAACTTAGTACTCCAGGAAATGTAAATGGTAATCCAGGAGACGGAAATCCAGCCACTGCAATGGCAGAAACTATTAACTCGTATATGGCTGAGCCAATTATTAATTCAATAGTTGATATAGGAAGTGCTCAGGGTGCGAACGCTACTCCAGGATCTACAAGAGCACTCCAAGCTGGTGTGGGAGGAGTTAAAAATACTTCAACAACCGGAAATAATGGTATAGCTGGTGGAATAAAAATTTACGAGGACATAGGTTAATATTGTGGCTAAAATAGTTTTTAGAAATGTAGAAAACTTACAAGCAAATGATCTTGTTGGTTTAGCTAAAACAGATGTAGATTTAGAATATTTAACTAGGAATCAAGATAATTTATATAAAATATTTGATGTATCAGATGAAGATTATGATGCGGTAGTTGAGGGCACTAAAGAATTTGATCATGAAAATTTTTCTAATAATACACCCACTATAAGAACAACTCCAACATCAGAAGCTACATCTTTAAGTAAAGAAGAATTTAAAAAAGAATTAGAAGATCAGATTGAAACATTAACTGATAAAATTAGAGCTAGACCAAATCACTCTCAAATAGAAAAAGTTAGAGAAAGTTTAACATACCTAGAATCAATTGATTTAGATAGCTTAACTTATCCTACTTCAGGAATTGAATTTAAATTAAAAAACAACAATAAATTATCTAATTTTACTATATTTTAATTTATTATTTAAATTTTTGATGAAAGAAATTTTTTATGAAAGAAAAAATAATAGAATTTATTTATCCTGAAAATTCAAAAAATTTATTTGAAGATGTTTTTCCAATTCCAGCTAAATTAAATATACCTGATTGGTTTAAAAAATTAGAACACAAACGTGAATATAGAACTATTAAGGGTTGTATGCCTTTTTTAGATACTTTAACAGCTGGATATATATTAAAATTAAGTCAAGATTTTTATTTTAAATATAATTTTATTAATAAAGATAATCAAAAAGAATCGGAATTTGCAGTTGGATGGCACACCTATGAGCGTAGTGTTTTAGATATAAAAGGAATGAATGTAAATGCAGGAGACCCCCAGTATCACCCAAAAGGTCAATTAGGAGAAGATTGTCCTTTTCATAAAAAAAATAAAGATCAATCTTATTTTAAAATTTTAAACCCATTTGTTATTAAAACCCCACCTGGATATTCGTGTTTATTTGTTCCTATTTTAAACAATAATGATGACAGATTTCAAATTATACCTGGAATAGTTGATACGGATACATTTGATTTGCCAGTTAATTTTCCGATTATGATTAATGGGGACAGATATCCAAACTTAGAAACTATTGTAAAAAAAGGAACTCCTTATGCTCAAGTTATTCCTTTTAAAAGAGATGATTGGAAAATAAAATTTTCAGAAGGAAGAAGAAAAAATTATTTTTTTTCAAAATTAAAAATTTGTAGACAGTTTTTAAATAATTACAAAGATACTTTTTGGAGTAAAAAAAAATGGAATTAAAAGATTATATTAAAGTATTTGATAATACCATAGAGCCTGAAAAAATTGGGTCTTTAATAAAATATCTAAATAAAGTTAAGTTTAATCCAACAGCTGTTCTTGATCGTGAAAAAGGTAAAGTTATTAATAAAGAAATTAGAAACACTGATTCATGGGTGTTTAATGATTGCAGTTATAGTAATGCACATTGGAAAAATTTTTTAAACCACACTTTAGCAAATGTATACCATGCATATAGAGAAAATCTTGATTTAAAATCACAAGTAAACTGTAAAGACATAACTTCGATTGAAGCTTTAAAATACGAAGAGGGTGGTTTTTTTAAAATACACCATGACCATCATTATTTAGCACCTAGAACTTTAAGTATGATTTTGTTTTTAAATAATGATTATGAAGGTGGTGAACTAATTTTTGACGGTCCGAAAAGAGGAACAGAAAAAATTGAAACAGTGCTTCCAGCACCTGGCAGAGTTGTAGTGTGGCCTTCAACTTTTTTGTACCCACATTCAGTTGAAAAAGTAACAAAAGGAACAAGGTATACAGTAGTATCATGGTTAGCATAAATAAATTAAGATATAAAATTATTCCTAATTTTTTAAATGAGACAGAAATAGATCTATTAAAAACATATTGTAAATTACAACATTTTAATAATAGAACTAATTTTGATTTAGTTCAAAATAATAATGCTGATACTTATTTTTACAAAGACCCTTTAATAGAAACTATTTCAAGTAAAAAAAGATCTTTAATTGAAAAAGAAATTAATATTGAATTACATGAAACTTATACTTTTTGGAGATGTTATACTTATGGCGCTGAACTTAAAAAACATACTGATAGACCTTCTTGTGAAATAAGTGCAACTGTTTTTATTGATTCAGATAAAAATGATTGGGGTATTTTCATGGATGAAACAAAAGTAATGTTAAATAAAGGGGACGCTTTAATCTATAACGGTTGTAATGTAGAACATTGGAGAGAGCCTTTTGATGGAGATTATCATATCCAAGCTTTTCTTCATTACGTTGATAGACATGGTGAGCACGCAAATTATAAAGGAGATGTAAAAAGATGAAAATAATACAATACAAAAAGGATGGATCAGCTAAAATTGAGTTTTCTAAATTAGAGATAAAAATTATAAATGAAAAAAAATGTTTTGAACTTCCCGCAGAATCTTTAAAACATATAGTTAATAATTTAATGTCAATTATAGCTAATTTTCAAGAAAATTTTCCTGAAGATATTAAAAAAATGACTTCTGTGGGAGAAGGTAAAGATTTAATAAAACCGAAAGATGAATGAAATACAACATATTTCCAACGCCCATATGGGTTGAAGATATTGATAGTTCAAAACTTGAACTTACCACCGAAGAATATAAAAAAGCGTGGTTGAGTGGAACTTTATCTTCTTATTTAAGTAATAATAATAAAATGACACAAAAGGGTGCAAAATATTTAAAAGAACAGATAATTAACTGTTTACAAGATTTTAAAATATATGATTGCAAAATTATAAATGTTTGGAGAAATATTTATAATAATGATTTTCAAGAAAGGCATACACATCCAAACTCCTCCTTCTCATTCACCATATATGAAAAACTTGAAAAACCACAAACAGTATTCTTTCATCCAAGTCATGATATGATTTATGCAACTAAAGTAGATCCATATATTGACTGTATTTTTTTTCCTCAAGTAAAACAAAATCAAATAGTTTTGTTTCCTAGTTATTTAGAGCACATGGTTAAAAAAGCTAAAAACTCTGTAACTATAAGTGGAAATATAAGTATATGAAATTTTTAGGGGTTAGGATCGGAGAGCACGACTCTAATGTTACATACACTGATGGTGTTAATGTAAAATATTTTAAACCAGAAAGAACAAATCAAATAAAACATTTTGCTTATAATGATATTTTTTCTTGGTTAGAATCCTCATTTTATTTAAGATATAATTTAAAAGACATTGATGCTATCGCATTTGTTTTAGATTCATATCAATTTCCATGGTTAAATGATTGTAAAACAGATGATCTTTATCAATTAATAAACATACCCTATCCAATTTTTACTGAATTAACTTGTCCAATCTTTAGAATAGATCATCATTATGCTCACAGCTTATCATCATGGATGTTGTCCGATGCTCACAAACATATAATATTAGATGGCTACGGTGATTTAAAAAGGTCAATAAGTATTTTTAATAATAAAAAAAAAGTAAAATCTTATACACTTGATGAAGTTGGATCATTTGGAATGCTTTTAGGGGAAATAGGTGCGTCTTTACATATCCAAGGACATCCAGAGGATGTTGCAGGTAAAGTAATGGCTCTTCAATCTTTTGGTAAGTTTGATGAAAAATATTATAATATTATTAAGGACATGCCTTTTGAAAATTTAAATTTTGTAGGTAATTTTAATAACTATTCAAAAACTTATGAAAGTGTATTAGCTAGTAGATTTAATTTAATAAATTTTTTAAACACTGTTCATCATTTTGCTGAAACAAAAGTTCCTAAATTTGTGTCAAAATATTTTAATAGAGAAACACAATTTACTTATTCAGGTGGTGTAGCACATAACATTTGTATAAATACAAAATTAAAAAAAAACTTTCCAAATATGATTATACCACCACATTGTGCTGACGAGGGTTTATCATTAGGTTGTGTAGAATTCTTACGAAATTTTTATGAACAACCTTTTTTTTCTAAAGATAATTTTCCATTTTGGCAAAGTGATGAAGCTCCTAATTCAAAGCCATCTAGCAAGACCATAAACTTTGTTGCAGATCAACTTGCTTTAGGTAAAATAATAGGTTGGTATCAGGGGCATGGTGAAATAGGTCCAAGAGCTCTTGGTAATAGATCAATATTAATGAGTCCTGAAGTAAAGGATGGTAAACATATAATAAACGAAAAAGTAAAACATAGAGAGGATTACAGACCTTTTGCTGCTTCCATTAAATCTAAAGCTACACAAAAATATTTTGATTGGGAGCATGATAGTAATTTTATGAAATATAGTGTTAAATTTAAAGATAAAATATTTAAACCTATTTCACATATTGATAATACTAGTAGAATACAGACTGTAGATGAAAGCCATAGTGTTTTTTATGAATTACTTGATAAATTTGAAAATAAAACAGGTTTACCTATGTTATTAAATACATCATTAAATGATAATGGAAAACCAATAGCGGGATGTCCACAGGATGCTTTAAATCTTTTAAAACACTCTGACCTTGATTTTTTAGTCGTAGGAGACCATGTTTACGGAAAATAACCATGTTGATTTATAGTGATTTTAAATATAATATCCAGTTGCTTACTTAAAAAGGTATTTTATGCTACAAAAGATAGGATTTCAGCCAGGTATCAATAAACAAATCTCAGAAACCACAGCAGAAGGTCAATGGGTTGATTGTGATAATGTTAGATTTAGATATGGAACACCTGAAAAAATAGGTGGATGGAATCAATTAGGTGGTACTGGGGCAAATGAACTAACAGGTGCGGGTCGAGGTATGCACCATTTTATAAATAGTTTAGCAAGAAAATATTCAATTATTGGAACAAATAGAATTTTATACGCTTTTTCTGGAGGTGTATTTTATGACATACACCCTATTAAATCTACGACAACACTCACTAGCGCGTTTACCACGACCAACGGATCACCAATTGTTACAATAACTTTCAGCACATCTCACGGTATAAATCCACAAGATATAGTTTTATTGGATAATTTTAGTTCAGCAACTAATTCTAATTATAGTGCATCTGATTTTGATGATAAAAAATTTATGGTGACCAGTGTTCCAAACGCAACAACAATCACCATTACGCTTGCATCTAATGAGTCTGGATCAGGAGCTACAACTTCTGGTGGTATTAGAGTTCAACATTATTATCCTGTAGGTCCAGCTGTGCAAGCAAAAGGTTTTGGATGGGGTTTAGGATCTTGGGGTGGTGAAGATACATCTGCAAGAACTACAACTTTAAATGGTGCTATTAATGATTCAACAACAACCATTGTATTAACAGACGCATCTCAGTTTTCTAGTTCTGGAACCAACTTTGTTATTATAGGTAGCGAAGAAATTTCTTATACAGGTATTAGTGGCAACACTTTAACAGGTGTAACAAGAGGTGTTGATGGAACAACTGCAGCGTCACACAGTGATGGTGTTACTGTAACGTTTTCTACAGACTTTGTTGCATGGGGTGAGGCAGCATCGGGTGACTTAGTTTTAGATCCTGGTATGTGGTCATTAGATAATTTTGGTGATAGAGCCATTTGTTTAATTCACGACAGTGCCGTATTTTCTTGGAACTCCGCTTTGTCAAACGCAACAGAAACAAGAGCTACAATTATTACTGGTGCGCCAACAGCATCTCGTCACGTAGTAGTTTCTACTCCCGATAGACACTTAGTATTCTATGGAACAGAAACAACTATTGGTGATCCATCTACACAAGATGATATGTTTATAAGATTTTCAGATCAAGAGGATATAAATACATATACACCCACAGCAACTAATACAGCCGGCACACAAAGACTCGCTGATGGATCACAAATTAGAGGAGCCATTAGAGGTAGAGATGCAATTTATGTTTGGACAGATACAGCTTTATTTACACAACGTTTTGTTGGTCAACCCTTTACTTTTGCGTTCGCTCAAACAGGAACTAACTGTGGATTGGTTGGACAAAATGCATGTGTAGAAGTTGATGGTGCTGCATACTGGATGTCAGAGAATGGTTTTTTTAGATATGCAGGTAAACTAGAGTCACTACCATGTTTAGTGGAAGATTTTGTATTTGATAATATAAATTTAGATTCTGGTAATCAAATGGTATCTGCTGGATTAAATAATCTTTTTGGTGAAGTAATATGGTTTTATCCAGAGTCGAACTCCTCTGTTGTAAATAGACAAGTTACTTATAATTATTTTGATTCATCACCACAACGACCTGTTTGGACAATTGGATCTTTAGCTAGAACTATGTGGAGAGATTCTGCCGTATTTGGTAAACCTCATGCTCTTGAATATGATGCAAGCACAGATACATCTTTCGATGTTGTAGGAAACACTGAAGGTAGAACATCATACTATGAACACGAAACAGGGACAGATCAAAATAGAAATGGAACAATAACAGCCATAGCCTCAAATATTGAATCTGGAGATTTCGATATAACTCAAAGAGCGCAAGGTGTAGCTGATATTAGAGGTGATGGAGAATTTTTAATGAAGATTAGAAGATTTATACCTGACTTTATATCTCAAACAGGGACTACAACAATAACACTACAACTAAGAAACTTTCCAAATGATTCACAATCTAGTTCTGCATTAGGGCCATTTGATATAACTTCTAGCACTAAAAAGATAGACACAAGAGCTAGAGCTAGAGCAATAGCTCTAAAAGTAGCAAATACATCAACTAGTCAAAACTGGAAGTTGGGAACTTTTAGATTAGACATACAACCAGATGGACGTAGATAATGGCAAAGATAGCACAAGTATTAACAAGAGCATCAAAAGAATATGATTTTACTGTAGCAGAATCTCAAGTTCGAGATTTAGATGCTATTGTTGAAAAATTAAATACTACGTATCAAGAAGAATTAAAAGAGGAGGTAGAAGCATTTAACTTCTTTTTAAATTAATGGCTAATAGTTTTATAAATAAAAAAGTAGATTTAACTACAACAGATTTAACTACACTGTACACGGTGCCAAATTTTAAGACAGCTGTTGTTAAATCTATATTAGTCTGTAATGATGCAGGATCTGGATGCAATATAGATATTACTTTAGTAGATGCTAGTGGTAACATATTTAGTCTGTTTAAGACGAAAACTATAGCAACAATTACTACAACAGAACTTTTAACTAACCCACTTATAATGGAAGAAAGTGAGATATTAAAAGTACAAGCTTCTGACGCAAACGAATTGCATGTCATAGCATCAATATTAGAAATACAGCCAAGAGAGGTAACAACATAATGAAAGATCTACCAGTAATAGAACCAAAAGAAGTAATAACAACAATATCCAATATGAAGACAGGCGAAAAATATAAGGATGATGCTGAATGGAAAGCAAAAGGTATACCTGAATCTGAGATAAGAAAAGATGTCAGACTGGTAATGCCAAGCCTTGATTTATTAGGCAAAACAAAATAAAAGGGACAAATGGCCATAACAAGATCACAACAAGCAAAACAGATGTTACAAGACGGCGGTATGCTAGTCAAACCAGGGTTTGGTGGTATGAGACAAGGATATCGTGGTGATGCAGCTGCAGCAGCAGGTGCACCAGGAACTGCAGATGCAGGCCCAGCGGGAGATCCGGGAGAAGGACCAGCTAGTGGTCAAGGACCGGCTAGTGATGATAGAAGTGATTTCATGGGTTCAAAAGGTAAAACTAGAGGTCCTACAGGTAAGACAGATAGAGGTGGTTTTTCATTAGATAAACTTCCAAGCGTTAGATTAGCAAAATTTGTAGTTGGTAAACTTGGAAAATTTGGCCCTAAAGGAATTAAAAATCCAGATGTTTATGAACGAGCTAAATTAGATTTTATGGCAGAAGATGATGATGACACTCCTGAAAGAGGAGATGAAGGAGGCACAAGGTCAGCTATGAGATTCAACCCAATGACAACAGCGGCATCTATGATGAATCCAATGACACCACAACAAGGTATTGGAGCATTAGATTTAAATAGAATAGCATATAGATTTATGGCAGACGGTGGCTTCTTAGAAGATACTGATGAGGCAAGACAAGCTTATGGGCTAGGTAGTATAGTTAAAAAAATAACAAGACCTATAACAAAAGCTTTTAAAAAAACAGTTAGTAGAGTTAAAAAAGTTGCAAAGAGTCCTTTAGGTAGAATAGCTTTAGCAGTTGCAGCACCTTATGCATTAGGGCCTGCTGTTGCAGGATCACAATTTTTAGCTGGATTATCTGCTGCACAAAAAGCAGCTTTAATATCTGGCGCAACAACAGGTATCACGCAACTTGCATCAGGTGAAGATTTAGATCTTAAGGACATTGCATTGTCAGCAGCGTTATCAGGTGGTATTTCAAAATTTACAACTCCAACAGGAGGAATAGACAGACAAGCATTTAGTGCAGCTAGAACATCAGCAGGTCAAGCGCCTGGTATAGATAGACAAGCGTTTAGTGCAGCTAGATTGTCTGGATCACGAGCTTTGGATCCATCAAGTATAGCAGGTCAAGCAAGAGTTGCAGGAGATCAAATATTAACAAGCACTGTGACACCAGAAAAAACAAATTTATTTAGCTCATTAGGAAAAAGTTTAAAAAATATTGGAGATAGCAAAGTTTTACAATTTGCAAAAGATAATCCATTTTTAACAATATCTGCTGCCTCAGGATTAGCTGGTTTAATGGCTAAACAACAAGAACAAGAGGAAGAGTTTGGTGAAATAGACAGAGGTCCAGGAATAGATATTGCTGCAATTAGAAGAAGACCCTTTGAATATTTAGCACCTAGATTTGGTGGTAGTCAGTTTGATTTTTATGCAGCAGAGGGTGGTCAAGCAAAAAAAGAACCTGTAGCTAAAAAAGTAATGCCTTTACTAGATATGGGTGGTATGGAAAAAGATTATAGAGCTGAAGGTGGATTTGTCCCTATTGGACGTAT